TTCACAGGCAAAGACAGTATTGTGATGCCAGATCCGTTTGAGCGCCCTAAACTGTCTCCAAAATTTTCTCCAGGTGGTGATATCAGTTTGTTATGGTTTGGTTCTCAAAGTAGTTTTAAATTTTTACCTCTATTAGAAATATGGCAACGGTTAGAAAAAGAAGTATGCAATTACTCTTATACCATGATCAGTGCCAAGACTGACAGAGTACTTAGTAAATTCAAATTAAGACAAGCCAAAGATGTAGTAAGCGGTATCAACTTTAATCGACTGGACATGCGAGAGTGGACCTGGGAATTGCAAGGAAAGTTGCTGGAGCAAACAGATATTGTGTTAATGCCGGTATTGACTGAGAATCCACGTACTGATACCAAAAGTGCCAATCGATTAATTGACAGCTTAATCTCCGGACGGTTTGTTATTACTACCTCTTTGCACAGTTACCTAGAGTTTGCACCTTACACCTGGCAAGGAGATTATATTGAAGGTATTCAATGGGCCAGAGCCAATCCTGGGCAAGTGTTGGATATGATCACGCAAGGACAAAAATATGTTGAAGAAAACTACTCAGCACGGGTGTTATCTAAACGATTCATAGACGAAATTATTAAACAACTTAGGAAATAATATGGGAAGTCCAAACGATTTAATTTACATTAAGACAGTGTGTCCAACATTTACAGGTTCGGTGTTAGAAATTGGGGCCAGAGAAAACTCCACTGGGTTTCGAGGACATTTTGTCCCTACTAAAGGTCAACCTCGCCTAGCCACAGAATACATTGGCACTGATATAGAGCCCGGAACAGACGTTGATGTTGTGTGTGATTTAACAGCTCCTGAAAATCCCTTGCCTAAAAATCATTTTGATCTTGTGATCTGTTGCAGTGTGATGGAGCATGTGCCAAATCCCTGGGTCATGGCTGAAAAAATATCAGAGCTGGTAAAGCCGGGCGGCAAACTATACATTGCAGTTCCGTGGGTTTGGAAATATCACGGATACCCCAAAGACTATTATAGGTTTACACATACTGCTATAGAATATCTATATCCAAATTTTACCTGGGGCAATTTTGCCTGGTCCAGCACCTCTGCAGATGATATTCAATTTCAAGAGATGGATCGAATTAGTGAACGTAAAATGATAATTGCTGATTACGATGAGGCTGGACGAAAAACTAAGAAATATATTAAATATTTGTCTATCAATATGCTCGGAACAAAAAATGCTTAATGAGAAGGTAACCGAACTAATAAACAGCGGACAAAAAGTAAAATTGCATCTTGGCTGTGGTAGCCGGTTATTCGACGGATACCTAAATGTAGACGGCGACTACATGGCTCATGATCCCAGTGTCATGATTCATGATATAACTCAACCATTTTCACTGCCAGACAGTTGTGTAGATGAAATTTTATTAGTGCATGTAATAGAACATATCAGTAGGCAGCACATTCAACCTATGTTCACGGAATTTTTGAGAATTTGCAAACCCGGGGGTTTTGTTGCGATAGAGTGGCCAGACCTGTTGAAAATGTGTCAGGAGGTTATAAAAAATCCTGATTGTTTTTGGACCCATGACAAACGTTTAATCAAACGAACAATATCGGGCATCTATGGAGATAGTGCCCGATATCCGGACCCAACAATGCTGCACAAATGGGGGTACAGTGCCGAAAGCATGTGTAAAATATTTGAACAGGTGAGATTTGCCCGGACCGAAATTCAAGGCAACCATCATGGTAAATCATCAATCGACAGCAGAGTAGTAGCATACAAATAACATGGCCGCCAAAGTAGTTAAAGAGCTCTATGGTTTTTCTGGCAATCAAATATGGTTGATGCAAAAACACAATAGACTTTTTGTGCGCAAGATCGGAAATATCACACGGAACATAGAGCGCATGCAAGCATTGACTGGAGAGTATCCACTTCCTCAATTGTACACAGTTTCAAAAAAAATGATTGATATGGAGTACTTGCACGGGCTAGATATAAAATCGTATCTTAAAACAAACAACTATGAAAAGTTGTTGGAGTTTTTATTGTGTATATTAGAAAAATTTTCTACTGGCTCTGTGAACAAAGATTATACAGAAATCTATATCAAAAAATTACAAGAAATTAACTTTGATGACTTGCCATTCACTTGTGAACAACTGTTGGATCGATTGCCCCGGCACTTGCCCAGTTCAAACTATCACGGAGATCTAACACTAGAGAACATTATCTGGACCGCGGATAGAGGATTTTTTCTAATAGATTGTGCAACAATAGAATACGATTCATACATATTTGATATTGCAAAATTAAGACAGGATTTAGAACTAGGTTGGTTTACTAGAAAAGACAATGCCAGGCTGAATGTTAAAACAAAACATATACAGCAAAAAATATTGCAACAACATCCAACAGCAAACAATGACTACTTGTTGATTCTGATGTTGTTGAGAGTGTATCGACACAGTCTGCCTGATACTCTTGAGAGAAATTTTTTATTAGAAGGAATTACATCGCTATGGAAATAATAATGCCAGCAGCTGGCTTGTCAGCAAGATTTCCTAACATGCGGCCAAAATATATTTTGTCCGATTTTAAGGGCCGGATGATGTTTGAACGATCCTTGGAATCCTTTATCGGCAAGCACAACATTACCATTGGTATTTTAAAAGAGCACAACGACACCTACAATACCTCGGAATACATCAAACGCGAATACGGAGATTCTATACAAGTAGTAGTGTTAGCAGCACGAACCACCGGTCCTGCAGATACTGTTTATCAAATTTTGAAACAAACAGGATTAACTACTGAAGAGTTCCTGATCAAAGACTGTGACAGTTTCTTTGATCACGAGCACCAAGAAGGAAATTATATTTGCGTTTCTAGTGTAAAAGATCACGAAATACTAAAAAGATTAGCGTCTAAAAGTTTTATAGTGTCCAATGATCAAGGAATCATCACCAGCATCATTGAAAAGCAAGTTGTGTCGGATAAGTTTTGTGTGGGCGGTTACAAGTTTGAATCTGCTGATTTGTTTATATCTGCATTCGATAAACTACAAAATTCTCACGTGAAGGAAATATTTGTCAGTCATGTTATTGAGGAATGTTTAAATTCTGGAGTAGTTTTTAAAGAAAGTACAGTGCATAATTATGTTGATGTGGGCACTGCCGAAGACTGGTTTGAGTACAACGACAAGGCTGTGATTTTTTGTGACATAGATGGAACTATTATCAAAGCACAATCTAGAACAGAAATAGGATCCAAACCAGTAGCATTAGAACAAAATATATTAGCAATCAAAAAATTAATAGCAACAGGCAGTGAGGTTGTTTTTACAACAGCTCGACCTGCTCAGCATCATGCTATCACAGAAAAAATGTTAACTGAATTAGGATTTGTTAATTTTAAATTACTATCTGGGTTATCAAATGCTAAACGCATCTTGATTAACGACTACAACGAGGCAAATCCTTACCCTAGAGCAGTGTCTATAAATATCAAACGCGATCACGATAATCTTCAAGATTTTTTATGAAACAAAAAATAGCAATATTCTACACAGGTGATCGACGACACAACCTAGAAATTACTAAACAGAATCATCAACGACTGTTTGATCAAATCAAACAAATTACAGACATCAATATCTATTGGTTTACAAAAGATGACTCTGCCCGTGGCGTATGTCCGTACGAGGAAGGAGACCCCAACTTAGATACTGCTTATCGCCGGGGCCAAGGCGGCGGGATACAAGTTTGGGATTTTGTAAGAGGTTGCGAACGCACTACTGAACCTTACGTAATGAGGTTACGTACTGATGTTTGGTTCACTGATTCTAGCATAGATATAATTTGCGAAGAGATTAAAAATATTCTAGTAGGTCGAACAGACATTGCTTATTTTGGCAGTGACTGGATTCACGAAAATGCCGGAAAAGTTTATCAAAAACTAGTCGTAATTGACAGAGTTGCTGGAGGTGTACAAGACTTTGTTATCATTGCCAATCGGACTCGAATGAAACCAGGCCCGGAAGTAATAGACTATGTTTCAAGTCTTGCAGCAAAAAAACGTCGTAGTGGCAACAATCTTTTTAAGTTGTTGATTCCCATGCGAGTCACAGAAGACGGACTGTATTTTCAAGAGATTGATGCTTTTAGAATACTATGCCAAACCTGGCTGATTCGCAAAACCTATAGTGAGTATCCACAAGACCTGGAGGTTTGCAAGGACTATATACAAAGTTATATACTTGACGATAAATCAGAAATAGGTAAAAAAACATTTGTAATTCCACACCCTATGCAAGATGCTGTCAATTGGTGGCGCAGTCAACACGGATGGGAACCACAAGATCTAGACATACAGGATTTTAAAAGATGGCAATTGCTGTAGTATATATTGGCCAACGAAAATTTGACTCAACTTCTAAAAAAAATCACGCAGCATTGTTTGATTTGTTAAGCACCAGGTCCAAAATAAATGTCTATGATTTTACCCGGTCCGGTCCCAGTACCAACGGTCCATTTATGTCTAGTGGTGGAGTGCAGGTATGGGACTTCTTGCAAGCACTAAAACAAACACAAGAAGACATTATTATTAAACTCAGAACCGACACATGGTTTACCCCGAGCTCTATGCTGGCAGTGTCAAGTGAACTGGATGCTATACTAGACAACAGTAATGATGTAGCATTCATGGGCGTGGACTTTACCAATCATTATGATAAAACTCACGAACGAATCGATGCCGGCACAACAAAAAAAGTAACAGACTTTATGGTGATTGCAAAAAGATCCAGTATAGACAACCAGGAATCTGTTGTGACTCGACTGAGTGGTCCCAAACACAAAAGTGGAAATGTGATGTTCAAGTACATTTTGGCACCCAATGCCAGAGCAGTCAGCGTTAGTTGTCAAATGTATTTGTTGAGGAAAGATTACACAGCGCCATCAAATTGGCAAATATATAGCGACTGGACTAGCGAATATTACAAATCAGAAACTGCTCAACAGTGGGTAGCAAACAATAAACAACTTATAGAGGAACTGTAATGCCAAGTGCGTATTATCTAGAAAGTGTAGAAATAGGTAAACGCTTTCAAACAGAGAATTCTAGTTGGGGCGGAGATGATTGCAAAAATTATCACAATCAAATCCGGGTACTGATGGACAAGTATGATGCTAAAACAGTACTAGACTACGGATGTGGCAAGGGTAGACAATACACAAATCTTGTACCATACGGATTGCCCGGAGATCAAGTGACACAACCAATGACTTTTCAGACCAGAATCAACGCAGAAAGTGTTTATAAATTTGATCCTTGTGTCCCGGAGTTTGATACTGAACCCGCAGAACAAACGTTTGATGCGGTTATTTGTACACAGGTGCTGGGCAGCATTCCGGATATTGATATGCCTTGGTTGCGTGATAAGTTGATGAGTTATGCTACAAAATTTGTATTCATAAGTCTACACAATCCTGTGAAACCGATAAAAGCCAAAAAAAGAATGTATGATTATACCCGAGTAACCTATCCCAGAAGCATAGAATGGTACCAAGAACAATTTGCTGGCTGGACCGGGTCTGATTTGTACTGGTGGTTTAGAGAGACTGAACATTCAGTCAAGAACTGGTATTCTATATCCTCCGGCGGCATCAACCCTGACAGGCCCAGGTCTTGATCAGCCCGGCATCAAAAACAAACTATACACGTTAGATCCCTCAGTGATGAGTAGACCGACGGGGATTTTTTATGACTTAAACAAATATCGTTTATGCAGGTGCAGTCGTGCTTGATTATACTGAACAGCAGTAACAACCAAGGCAAATGCCCACGGCATAACAACTGCTGCCCAAGGTACTAGTCCTGCCCACCATGTGGCCATTAATGGTTCTTTCATCAACATCAACATAGCAACAGCAAACAACACAAACGATCCCGCAAACACTGTGTCGGGCCAGCGTTGAAGAATCTTGCTGACCATGGTAGCACCGAACAAAATGATAGGCACACTGATTAACAAGCCAGCAATCACCAACACAAAATTTCCATCAGCGGCTGCAGCAATGCCTAGTGCATTGTCAATGCCCATGACAGCATCAGCAACTATAATGGTAGACAAGGCGCCCCAAAAAGTGTCCCGGGCGTTTACATTGTGTTCGCCTGCATCAAATACTAACTTCCAACCAATCCAGACCAGTGCTGCTGCACCGATGGCTCGGAGTCCCGGAATCAGTAACAAGTAAGTCAATGCCGCAACTGAAACAAAGCGTATGGCAATGGCACCAAAGGTACCCCAGAAGATCGCCTTCTTGCGTAGGTGTTCTGGTAATTTGTTAGCCGCCATTCCGATAACAAGAGCGTTATCGCCGGCTAATACAATGTCTATCAAGATGATAGCTAAAAATGCCCAAAGGGCTTGGATCGTAAAGAGTTCCATATATTCCTTAAAAGTTATGGTATCACAGTTTTGTCTATAGCCTGTTGAACAAAACGTATTTATAATTTCAATTTGTCAACAACCCAGTTTGAAATCCATTGGGCACCGTCGATACCAAAGTGAAATCCTTTGTCTATAACTAGATCTAAAAATTTTTCAGTGCCTAATAACTTTTCTACACAGGGTACATTTTCTAGCCCCGGAACTTCTCTATATAGTTTTCTGTGAAAGAATACTAGATCGGATAACGATCTTGCTCTGTGAGAAAATGCTCTGTACTCAGGATCAAAATGATTTTGATCTTCATGCATGACCATAAGATTTTTTAGGAATTGAAATTTTTCTGCCGTTGCAGGATTAGACAAATTTTCCTTGGTTTGTCTTTTTCCGCTGAGACCATTGAACGGCCAAATGCCTTTGATGCTCATCGGTAACACCGAATAATTATCTGAAATTTGTAATAGGTCTTGTTCTAGATTTAATTTAAATCCTGGATCATAAAACGTCATTCTTGTTGGTTCGGTAAGTTGTGTTATCACTAAATCTGATTTTAATTGTTCAGACACTTGATCAATCATGTTTAACGAAAATAATACGCTGGTTGCTTGTCTTCCAAAATTATAAACTTTTAAATCTGGTCTTGCCAATGACAATTGATATGGCCAAGACTGTCTTGGTTCACAAGAATCAAACACCCCCTGTAAAACTACAACCAAAACAAGCAATAACTTTTTGTGACATATTAAACAAGATAAGGTAAGAATTTTTTGTAGATCAATCCTTGACGGCTTTCCTCGTCGGTCCAGTGGCATGCACTTAAATCATTTAACCATTGTGTACGATCGAGCATAATCGGATTGTGAATTGTTTTGACATCAGTATTGGCCACCGGCCAGCACACACTACTGGGATCATCTACCCACAACGGAACTCCTTGCAGTATTGCAGCAACACCACTGCTACTGTTAAACACAAAAGCGCAGGCGGACTGTTTTAAATCTTTCAATAACGAGCGTCGGATTGGATCACTTACTGTGACTCCGGGTCGTATCAAAGCAGTCGGATCAGCTATTTTCCCCGGATGTGGGCGTAACACGATGGGCATGTCAGTGTGTTGCTGTATGAGTTTTATTTTTTGTTCGGTCCAGTCCAGCGGATGCAGACCTTTCATGGTAAACCCACCGTCCCGTTGCATCAGTAACAGTATGTAATTTCCAGTTGAATGCCACCCAGGCACAGCAATTCCAAGATCTTTTGACAATTGCTTCCATCTGGAAGAGTCTGAATTTTTATTAGCATAGTTGCCGGTGTCGTAAAACGGACTGCCTATACTGTACCGTAGATACCGACTGTCATGGTCTGCAAATTTAAAACAATTTGCATCAATACACATTGTGTGATTGCCCGACTGCTGCTGCTGTTGTATTATGTGTGCTCGTAGTTTTATGTTGGGTGTGTGTTGTTCAGGACTGGCCCATCCTAATATTACGGCCAACTTTGAAGGAGTGTATGTATTTTGTTTTTCTATGTGTACTGTGGCGCCGTGAGATCGTGCGCCATCCGCAAACGCTGTCAAGGTATCAACTTTTCTACCCGGACTTTGTTTTTGTAAGGAACTTAGATAAACAACAACATCATACATGTTCGTTCAGTATACGCCAGGCTGTGCCATCACGCATGTCTACTTCGGTAAATTGGCAGTAGGCCATGTGTCGTGCCCAGGCGTCTACTTCGTCCAGTGTGGGTATTTTTAAATTTTCAATCTCCGCAACTGATTGACTGCACAGCGCAGCAGCAGCATTGGGACCAAGTGTGATAGCCGGTTTACCGTGCAATAATGCTTCGCCAGCAGCAATGCTGGAGAATGTCACAAGGCAATGTACGTCGCGGTCCAGGGCCATTTCCATGGTATCATCATTGACCCTGGTACTACGTCCCTGTTTGGTTCTTAACACAATGGGTCGATCTGTAACTGATCCAATCTCTGTTTTTACTTGTTCTAGCCATTCTTCAAGATTGATGTTGTAGATATTCAATAGTTTTTGACTGGGCGGGGCCAACAATATGTTCTGGCCGCCTCTAAATTTTCTTAATTTTACACCAGTGGCACCAAACCTATCACCGGGTCGTTCAATTATAGGGCCAAAGTTTTGTACATCGTTGCGTGTAATTCTATGATAGATTTTTTTGCGACCATTGCCAAAATATCCTGTGTCTATGTAGTAAAAGTCGCGGCCAACAGAACGACAGATCTCCATTTCTTTGCGGTTGGTTATGCCTCTAAATACCGCTGGAGCCATGCTGGCACTGTGTTTTTCCCAGTCAGAAATTTGTCCGCCAGATCCCAGTATAAAACTTTGCAAAAATGGATCGTACATTTTGCCCTTCCTCTCAAATTTTGTATCTTTTTCGTCTGTTCCGATTGCCGCGGCCGCACTGTTGTCTAACTGTGTTAGCTGATTAACTAAAACGTCTAGTGTTATACCATAATATGTGCCGGCCGGGTCAACTCGATATTTGAGAATGTCATCGAATAATGTTTTAACTGTTGGCGGTATCATGTCAAACACATGCGGTGGCGGAGGTGGAGGCGGTGGCGGAGGTGGAGGCGGAACATACGATGATCCTACCTGTTCCCAGTTCATTCGATTGATCTTTGCTGACAATACTCTGTTAGCATACGTTCCCGGTGCCATTCACTGCCTTGATTAGTAGTGGCAAATTCGTGGAAGCAAGGCGTGCCTAGAGTATAATGCAACAGTTTGGCATCCTCATTTGGGCCATATTCATCTGGTAACCAGTTCCACTCCGGGGGCAGCTCTCCAATTCGTTCGTTCTGCAGCCAGGTAAAACGATGTAGTTCGGCCCCGGTAGACTTCTGAATAAACTCTGGCGTAAGCTTACGGTTAGGAAAACTGTTACAGTTCCATAAAATTACCGAGCTCCAGTTCTTGCGCGGATAGTTCTCATTTTTAGCCCCTAGGTATTTCTCTGTCATGCGTGTTTTATAGTCATGCATGACCACTTGAACATCTAGTTCCAAGCGACGCAAGTCCCATAACTTGATAATATCGTCGCAAACAACCATATCGCCATCAATAAAGATTGCATGCCCCTGAAAGTTCATAAGGTGAGGGACAAGGAATCTACTGTAGATAAATTGATTGCTGCCGTCGGTGTGTGTTTCTTTATAGTCATCAAACAAGTTTAGGGCCAAGGGGATGATGGCCACTGGCCGACTGGCGTACCTAATGATAGAGTTTGCACAAACGTGGAATGCAATTGCTTCACGTGGATCGTATCCAATGAAAATTGGAATAGGTTTCATAATCTTCTTTCTACATCTTCTTCTGTACAACGACTACCGTATTGAATCTCAATAAGAGTCAATGGGTTTGAAGTTTCATTAACCAACTGATGCCAACAATGTAGTCCAATATGCAAGTATTGATGCTGTGTGTACCGTCCTTGCAGTTCTAGATCAGTCTCGGCATTGAGCGTGTATATGCTGGCCTCGCCTTTGGTCACAAGCCAGAACTCGGCGCGATCCTGGTGTCTTTGCATACTTAGTGCAGCCCCGGGCTCTACTGTAAGTTCTTTAACTTTGACACCGGGTGAGTCATGCACTACGCAATAATGCCCCCACATGCGGCGTGTTTTAGGAGCACGCCATTCTTCCAGTAGCCAACTACTGGAGTTTTTCTCAATCACGCCACCCACGTTAAACTTAAATTCTAAATTAGTGTCTGCTAGTCTCAGCTCGGGCATATTTTTGTCTGTGCGCTGGTTACCATCGGCGACGATAATCTTGTCCTGTGGATAACTCTGACGCACCATTTCAATGGCATGCCGTGCACTGTCGTCACGATCGTCAAATGTGATTACAAAATCTACACCTTTGATATTCTGGACAATCTCAGTGCGTTCTAAGATTGGCATAAATGCTCGCCCCTTTCTGCGAGCTACCCACTCATCGGAATTTACACCAACTACAAGAATGTCTCCTAGTTGACGTGCTGCTTTGAGATACGCAATGTGTCCCGAGTGGATGGGGTCAAATCCACCGGTTGCAAGAACGATAGTTTTCATTGTTCTATTTATATGTGTACTTTTTGATGTAAATACAAAATGAAGAAACATAAGAATCATGCTGACCAAAAGAATTTTGCCTGCGTGATACACGGAAACATGTATGACTGGCGGTATGTTGAAAACTTGTACAATATGCTGCAAGCTAACACCCAGTACAAAATAAAGTTTCATGTGTTTACTGAACCATCGAGACCGGTGCCAGCACCAATGATCAAGCACGACTTAATAAACTGGCCTGGTATCAGTGGTCCAAAAAAGGCCTGGTGGTACAAGATGCAGATGTTTGATCCAGCGCATGTGCCCGGAAACCTGCTGTACATGGATCTTGACGTGGTGATCACAGGCAGTATTGATTGGATCTGGGGACTAAGTCCTCACCACTTTTGGGCTGTACGAGATTTTAGACACCTCTGGAGACCCTCCTGGACCGGTCTAAACTCCAGCATAATGTACTGGGACACAGAACGGTGGAAACGTATCTGGGCCAGTTTTCAAACTCGCAATATTCTTGACACTGCCAGGCAATTCCACGGCGATCAGGATTTTTTAAATGTAGCAGTTGACTTTAAAGACCGTAGATTCTTTGATAGTGATGCTGTACAAAGCTGGCGTTGGCAAATCAAAGATGGCGGGCTCGATATAAAAACACGTACCTATCGCCAGCCCGGCACCGGTACAGTACTAGATCCCAAAACCAGTGTGATGATTTTTCACGGCAGCCCTAAGCCTCATGAAGTAACAGATTCCGTTGTATCCAGATACTGGAATGTACTGCCGACTAAATAAAGCATATTGGAGAATTTTTATGGTAACAGACTCGACTATTATTAGAACTTTCAAGCAACTTGGGTATGTTTATGACACCCTCGATAATGCCGATGGACAGATTATTGTAACATTAGGTGGGGTGGAACTGTATGATGGTCCTGTGCCTTATACAGGCCCGCCCGGAGAGTCGACTACTGCTTTGCCATTATTTGAGTGGACTAATACTATTGACTACATGGGAGAGTCGATTCTGACGGTTGTTCCGGTTAATTGTAAAATAACGTTAAGCTTGACTATTAATAATTATGCATTAGAGAGCGGCGATGCAGAAACTTTCGGACCAACGGATTATCTTCAGCTGGTAGACGGGGAAACATGTCAAGATCCGTTCACAGATGTGACAGTAAACGAAGAACCTCGGCAACGGTATGCGACACCAACAGGACAATGGGCTTGGACCTTACCTGATGGGTTTAATTTTTCCGCTACTCTTAACACTGAGCCTGGCTGGCTGTAATTCGACTAATCTCCAATTACAAACCCACAGTGATGTGGGTTTTCCTTTAGTTGACATTTATTTTTCAAAAACCAACCTAATATTACCATCAATCAACTCATCATATTTTTCTACGATCAGATTATCAATTACTAACCACTTAATGGGTAATTTTTTAATTTCACAATTAATGTACATAGCAAGTTGAATACTTGATGGTTGGGTGGTGTTAAATAACTCTAACAGAATTTCGGGCTCAGAGTATTCAACCATTCTTGCAACATTCATGGCAATATACCCTCTGCCACCTGTTTTTATAATGTTTTTAAATTCCATAACTCGATTATAAAATTCTGTTATTGGAATAAAATGCATAGCATCAATTGAAAATGCACAGCTAAATTGATTTTCATGATTGATACTAAAAGTAGTATCAAAAAAATCTTGTATGTCTATCTCCGGGCCGTCGTAATCAATGCCGACAACCCCGGGTATAATATCTTTAAAAAAATTCATCCCACATCCAATATCTACAATCTTATCTGGTTGTAGTTCAACAAGGTAATGCAAGTAATAAAATGACGCACATGGAATAACACTTATAACAGTTGAATATCGTGGAGTCTGACGACAATGCACTATATCATCAAATGTATAAATTTTACGGTAGTCATTGACCTTCCATCTACTATATTTTTTTTCAAGAGCAGAATCATAATTATCTATTACAATGGATTTACATTGGTTGGCGTTGTATGGATTGAGTGACATTGCTATTATAATTTCTCCTATGTTAATTATAGCATAGGCTTTAGGCTTGCAGAATTTGTATAGCAGGATGACTGCTGAAGATGAGGTCGGTTGCCCAATAAATCAGCTTGTGCTATAATGTATTTACTGTAGCAAAACGGAGCAAGAAATGCTGAAGTCCAAAGTTCAAGTAGCCGAAGTTGGTGATGTTATCCGGGCCCTGGATTTTGCCGGGCGCTACGACTGCTACATGATCGGCGTGGTGACCGAAGTGCAAAACGAAGTTATCAAGTGCCGTGGAATTAGTCGAGTTTGGGACGGCAAGAGTGAGAAGTTCGATCAGCCCTTTAGCACTGTGCAGGAAGGGGCAATGATGTTCGACGCTCGTTACCCGGGGCGAATCTCAGTGCTTTGCGGTACCGAAGCGGTTGCCCAATAAATCAGCTTGTGCTATAATGTATTTACTGTAGCAAAACGGAGCAAGAAATGACCCAAGTTCAAGTGATTAAAGGTACATACCGTAATACCCCGGTGCAGAATGCATCGTTTGAGCTAGTCAAGGATTTTACTGTTGGCGCTCGCGGAAACGGGTTTGTTACGGTCAAGAGCGACGGGTACTTTGGACCCGATTTTGATGTTGTGCGTATTAAAGTGAACGGAATTGAAGACGTGATTATTACCGGATCCACTGCTCCTGTTGCAGGCATTACTGTGACCCCCATGTCAGCTGTGACGCAAGAAACTGACGACGAGATCATGGCGCGTATTGAAACGCGGTTTAACATGCTCGACGAGATGACACTGGCTGCAATTGCCGGCGACATCCGTGCTATGATCGTTGTGGGCCCCCCGGGCGTGGGCAAGAGCTACGGTGTTGAGCACCAGTTGGAAAAGTCTGGGCTGTTTGACGTTGTGGGCAATCGCAAACCCAAATACGAAGTCATCAAGGGCGCAATGACCCCAATTGGCTTGTACTGTACTTTGTACAAGCACAGTGATGCCAAGAACGTGCTGGTGTTTGACGACTGCGACAGCATCCTGCTTGACGATGTTGCGTTGAACATTCTTAAGGCTGCGCTGGACTCGGGCAAGAAGCGTCGTATACATTGGAACGCCGACAGCAACATGTTGCGCCGCGAGGGAGTGCCAGATCAGTTCGACTTCAAGGGTTCTGTGATCTTTATCACCAACTTGAAGTTTGATCACCTTAAGAGCAAGCGGCTGCAAGATCACTTGGAAGCGTTGCAGAGTCGTTGTCACTTTCTTGATCTTACGCTGAACACTATGCGTGACAAGATCTTGCGCATCAAGCAGATCTTCCGTAGGGGTAGCCTGTTTCAAGACTATGACTTTACCCCGGAACTGGGCGACGCTATTATTGAGTTCATGACTGACAATCACATGCGCCTGCGCGAAGTGAGCTTGCGCATGGCGCTGAAGATTGCTGATTTGACCAAAGTGTCCCCGGGCAATTGGAAGTCGCTTGCTGAATGTACTTGTATGCGTAACGCATAAGAATCAAACTACCCCTAGTAGGGCAATCCTTTGTGGGACACCCGTAAAACGGTGTCTCTTTTTTTAGCCGCTAAATATTTTTCATGCCAAGGCGTACTATTATTGTCTATAATCCTGTTGGGTTTTTAGGAGACTCTTGACTATACTGGTATTGTGGACAAACAAACGATGGCTAGGTTTAGTGTAATTACCCTTAAAAGCACCACCTGTCTTTTTGACTTTAAAAAATCATCTGCTATATAATAGCACCATGCCACAATTTCTTCTCATTGAATTGGGTCGTACTGATCCCATCACACTTCGTTTCAAACTTCGCCCAACACCGTTAACTGCCTTATGGGTTGAACGTATGCAAGAGCGCCACTATTGGCCGTTGGATCACCCAGATCGATTTTATGGTTTTGATAATCGAGCACAAGAAATCGATAGGGCAACTACATACATTCAGAAATGCATTAGCACTATTAATGCACACTCTCCGATAATTCAAAAAACATTCTCATTTGATCAAGATTGCTTGAATTATATGCATAACATCTTTGAGAGGTATCATGGATTATTAGATCAACAGAATACAGAATACTGGATGTCCGCTCCAGTAGTAGTCCGCCTGGCACTTGCTGAACTTAACTTAGCCGTTCATCGGTGTGAAAGTGCAATGTCTAGTAATCCTGCACGACTAGTCTGCACTTGGTATGGTATGCCTAAAAAGAAACATCTTGATCATGCACTACAAAAGAAATATGGTACCATGCAGGTGACATTTGGGACTGTGTATCTAAACTATGTAGAAGTCGGTAAGACCCTTGAAGATTACGCACATGATAACGACCAGTACATTGGTGATGAGGCGTTTAAACCGTTTGATCAATACAGTGCAGATTTTAAGATAACATTTTACGATCAAAATCTCGAAGAAAAATTGCCCGCTATCGCTGCGTATTATGAACAGCATAGAGATTTTTTCGTTGCCCACGGTGTTGAAAGTGTGTATAATGTACAAGCGCAACCATTGCGTTTCCCAGTAGCCGATTTAGTAGATACCGGATCCCGTAGTGTATTGCTATCAGCAATTGCTCAAAGACAGTATATAACTCAAGTAAGATTAGAATGAAGCAATGTACAATACAAATACGTGATGAAGTTAACATCAAAATAGAAGGATTAGATTTAGATGTACGACGTGCACTAGTTAATAAGTTCAAGTATGATGTACCTTATGCCAGGTACTTACCGGCAGTGAGATTAGGTCGATGGGACGGCAAAGTCAGTTATTTTCAACTCGGCGGCAGCACTTATACTAATCTTCTACCGGAGATTTTACCCATACTTGACGATTACAATTATGAAATTGATCTTGACGATCAACGCGAGTACTCTAGAACTTTTGAGTTTGCGCTAGCTACAGAAGATACCTTTAAGGATCGGTGTTGGCCTAAAGGACACCCACAGGCAGGAGTGCCGATTCAGCTGCGCGATTATCAAGTTGAGATCATCAACAACTTTCTTAGTAACCCACAGTGTATCCAAGAGGTTGCTACAGGTGCCGGCAAGACTATCATGACTGCTGCGCTAAGTTGTTTGATTGGACCGTATGGCCGTAGCATTGTTATTGTGCCCAACAAGAGTCTTGTGACACAAACTGAGAAGGATTACATCAATATTGGATTAGATGTTGGTGTATACTTCGGGGATCGAAAGGAGTTTGGGCACCAACACACTATTTGTACGTGGCAAAGTCTCAATGTTCTGTTGAAAAACACCCGATCAGGAACTGCCGACTGCACTATACAAGACTTTATCGAGGGCGTAGTGTGCGTCATGGTAGACGAAGTACACATGGCCAAGGCTGACGCACTCAAGACCCTGCTCACAGGAGTGATGAGTCAAATCCCAATTCGATGGGGACTCACTGGCACAGTGCCCAAGGAAGCATTTGAATTCCAGGCCCTGCATGTAAGCTTGGGTCCCGTTGTAAGTCGTCTTGCAGCTAGTGAGTTACAGGAGCGTGGTGTACTAGCACAATGTCATGTAAACGTAGTGCAGTTAGTGGATCATGTGGAGTTTAAAGAATACCAAGCCGAGCTTAAATACTTACTTGAAGAACCGGGCAGACTTGATACAATTGCTGACTTGGTTGCTCGTGTTAATGAGACTGGTAACACACTGGTGCTCGTGGACCGAGTAGCTGCCGGGAAAGCATTAGTCGAGCGGCTAGGAGAGAGTGCAGTATTTGTATCAGGTGCAACCAAGGCAAAAGATCGCCAAGATGAGTACGACGAAGTAGCTGACGCAACTGGCAAGATCATTGTAGCCACATACGGAGTTGCTGCTGTGGGTATTAATATTCCTCGTATTTTCAATCTAGTCATGCTAGAACCAGGCAAGAGTTTTGTTCGAGTTATACAAAGCATCGGCCGCGGCATCCGCAAGGCAGAAGATAAAGATCATGTTCAAATTTGGGATATAACATCCACATGCAAATTTGCCAAACGACATTTGACCAAACGTAAAGTTTTTTACAAAGAGGCAAACTATCCGCATACACAGGAAAAACTAGAATGGATGAAAATAGCATAAAAATAATTGTATGTGGGGATAGTTATTGTGCGTCGGGCAATTCTACAATCGAAGACGTTAGTGATCGTGCTCACTTTAGTCAAATATTAGAAGACCGTTACGGATACACAGTTATAAACTTTGCACACGGTGCAATGAGTAACGTTGGAATATGGTTTCAAATTCGAGAAGCAATCAATCTGTCTCCACACGTTATTGTATATAATCAAACTTGGTCAGCAAGAGTTGAAATCATGATGAACCGGCAAAATTTTACTATAGAAAAAGGTTTAAAAAATTTCATTTACTCTAATCCAAACCAAGCCAGCACTGGCACCAAGTATGTGGGTAATGTAAAAAATGGCAACGTGTTAAGCACAGTTTGGCAAGGATTAAAAGACAATCCATTTGTGGACTTATCTGACGAACAAATTTTAGCAGTTAATTTATATATTAAGCACCTGTATAATGATAAACTTCAGACTGAAATCGACACCTGGATGTTTGAATATTGGCGAGATCAAATTATTAAACATAAGATTATTCCTATTCGTTTTAACGATGCTCATGTTGGGGAGATAGCATATAAGTTTGGAGATAGTTATGGTCTATTTCATACAGACCATGCAACTCAAGAAGTTATTGCAAAAAATATACATCAACTGTTGATTACCGACCCATTATGCGGTTAACCCCTGCGCAACTTGCTACCGATAGAATAATTATTGTTTCTTATCCAAGTCTATCAGGGGGTAAATTTCTAATAAACAGTTTAGCACTAAGCCAACACGCAGTATTACAACATTGTGATCTAACTAAACTCGATGGCAAAGAAAAATTGGATTTACTCTGTGATCGATATGATTCAACACATAATACCTGGACTGACATCGACTTAGGCTGTGGTGAATTATTTGGGGTAGATCAGTCGCCTGGCGTGCCAATTGATCAAGAATATCACGACATAATAGTCGACTTAATTAAGCAACAAAAATATTTCTTCGTTGTAACACATGCCTTAGACCATTTAGCCCATGTGTTAAAAATATGGCCAAACGCCAAGGTGATACATTTTACAAACTGTCAAGAGTTTATACTAACCTACCGCTGGCCTCTTTCCCAACCTCATTTGATTCCTCAGATGCGGGCACTTAAAAATTGGTGGAAAAGACACAAGAAAGTTGATTGGCCAGCAAGGCCGCCTTGTACTATTATAGAATTTCAAAAGCCAGAGTATCAACGGATTGCTGAACATATTAACTCAATTAAATCAATACTAGCAAAACCATTGGCAAAGGAGGGCTACCCTAAATATCAAACATTATTAGGAGCAACCAATTGGAACCACCAGTGGGATGCCGAGTGGTACCTAGACTGGGAGCAATACCGATTACATATAGAAATGTTGTATACCCAACTTGGATTTGATGATTTTGACAGTGATAAGATCCGGAAGTTATACGATTGCTGGGTACTGGCCATGCAACGGCATTTAGAACATATGATAGCTCACTGTTGACTTTTTGTTAATATCTGTGTATAATAAAAATATGAGAATCCTAACCCTTGAGAATCAGCACTACGACTTGGACACCTTGCCAGATGAAGTCGACGACATGCGTTTTGCTATCCTAGACAATTCAGACCCTAACAGTCCAGACTACTATTATATCCCGTTGATTTTTTTAGAAAGCTTTAGCGCCCCTGCACTAGTGCTGCGTATTGGGGACAAAACTATTAAAATGCCAGTGGATTGGCAAATTCTAATAGGCGAGCCGGATCTAGGAGACTTAGAAATGCTACCGTTAACCAGTATCAATGATCGTGGGTTCAAGGCATTTGAGTTTAACCCGCTAAGTAGTTTTAGGCCCAGCTTCCCGGATATTGAGATTGTGGACGTTTATCATGAAGTTACTTGGTATGCTCCCAAGCTTAAAAATGGGCAAATTTTATCGGTACCCATTGACGATGGGCCGAAACCTCGATGCGTGTACTTTGTAAAAGACATCAGTCGAAACTGTGAAGTTGTACAATATGACAAGGCATGGTAGTATGGAACAATACGAAAAAAGTGGACCCAAAGTTGATGCCCCGGACCGGGCACCTGAACAAAAGCAAGTTGGCTCGAAGATTGATTTGTTAGATCAACGGCTGCAAGATCAATCCCGCACTATTGCTATCATGCAACGCGAAATGCGACGCATGCAAAATCAACTTGACGAAGCAACCAGCGCAATCAACAGCATACGCCGTGGATAAACTTAGCATTCAAAATGAGATGAATTGTTTCGATCTCAAGGATCGAGAATTTTATAACAGTCTCACCGATGAGGAACGTAAAAAATTCTCCAACTATCTTATGATACGGTGGGGATCGGCGGTGCATGGTAGTCGAGAACTGCAAGAGTTTTATCTAATCTCATGTAACGAGAGACTCAACAAGCACTTCTTTGCTATAAACCGTCACCCTCGGCTACAGTGGTTGTGCGCTACCGCTGTGAGTCCAGGCATGGGCACACACCGGCATCAGTGGATATCGCCCAAGAAGAAGGAAGCAGGATCCAATGAGATCAAGAAAACTCTCATGGAGCTCATGCCTACCACTAAGCTATCGGATATTGACACACTATCCAAACTCATCAACAAGAAAGATTTGAAAGAGTATTTGCGTGAACACGGCTACACTGACAAAGACTGAATACACTTGCAACCATTGTGCCCGTGCGTTTAAGCGGGAACCAAGCTTGGCCACACATGTGTGTGAATCCAAACGTCGCTATCTTGAGCGGGACGAAGTAGGTGTCACGATTGCCCTCCAAGCGTACTTGAGATTTTACGAGATCACACAAGGCACAGCAAAGAACAAAACGTTCAAGGATTTTGCCGCCAGTCCCTACTACAGGGCATTTGTTAAATTTGGCCGTTACTGTCAAGAGATCCGAGCTGTCAATGTGCCGCAGTTTGTCAACTGGGTGGTTAAGAAAAATAAAAAGATTGATCACTGGTGCCATGAATCTGTATACTATGAATACTTGATGGAGTACCTGCGCACTGAATCGGTGGGAGACGCACTAGCCCGATCAATTGAATCCAGTATCGATTGGCAGGAAAAAACTAGTAACGCAGCACACGACTATCTTCGTTATGGCAACGCTAATACACTATGCTATGCAATCTCGACCGGCCGGGTATCGGCTTGGGCTGTGTACAACTGTGATTCTGGACATGAGCTATTGGCACGACTTAATTCTGAGCAGTTGACTATGATTTGGCCCATGGTCGAGACTGACGCCTGGAGCCAACGACTTCGAGACCATCCAGAAGATCGCGACTATGCTCGGGAAATTTTAAAACAAGCAGGCTGGTAGGAGATGAGTGCAGACATTGATATCGATTTTGCAGATCGATCACTAGTGCTAAAGTTGATTGATCATATCCCAGCTATGCAACGGGTAGACAACACAGTGCGTAAGCACAATTCGGGTGTGTATGTTACAGATATTCCTGTAGATCCGGTGCATGGATGTGCTGCAATTGATTACACCGCAGCCGACCAGCGTGGGTATTTTAAGATTGACTTCTTGAACATGAGTGTGTACCAACTGATTCAAAATCCTGATCACTATGCAACTATGCTAGCAGCCGCCCCTCCGTGGGATCGAATCTGGAATGACATAGCTTGGGCCAAGCAGTTGGTTCACGTGGGAAACTATGCAGATTTGCTAGCGTCGATGCGTCCAGACTCTATACCCAAGATGGCTGCGTTTATCTCAATTATTCGCCCAGGCAAAGCACACTTGCAAAACTGTCCCTGGGCAGAAGTGTTCGAATCAGTCTGGAACGGGGATGATAGTCGGGGGTACACCTTTAAGAAGGCACATGCACTTTCCTACGCAATGCTGGTAACACTACACATGAATTTGCTTAATCATTAAAGTAGTCTGCTTTGTTCCATGTCTCTCCCCGAACAACAAGAGAATCGGGACTTTTTGATAGCGGTAACTGTTGGTCCCAGAAATTATGATATCTCTCGTTGACGTCCGGGAGACCCAACGTATTACAAAGATATTTACTACCACCTGGCTGAAATAATAGATTATAGTCTACTTTCTTATGCGGCATATCGATGATCGGCATACTGGTGCTATAGTGTATAGTTATTTCTTTGTGTAACTGTTGTTTAACTAGCGCAATACGATCTGAGTTTGTTATACCAACGTCATTAATATTTGGTATCATACCGTTTTTATTAATTGTAAGATCAATTTGCCAGGGCCTATTCCAAAGATTAATTGCTTGCCGAGTTCTGAGTTGCGATAGGAATGTTTTAACCATACACTCCCAGTAGATATTACTAACGAGTTCGGCGGATGTATCTATTATTAAAAGTTCGGCTTGTCCAGAATTAACTGCATCCTGGATGTTGTCAGGTCTAGCAGCATGCAACGAACCCGCATAACATAACTCTGCTGCTGGATCTATAATAAAATGCCCTCTAAATAAATTTGAAAAGCTGTCAATTTTTTTGGAATCGAGCATTTTAGTGTGTCGCATGAATCCGTAACTCTGTCCGGTCAATGGATCTATATGCCACTCATTATCGAGAAATAGCGGCAAGGTGCCTAACCACCCAGCAACAAAATCCATTCTAGCCCCGCATTTACCAGCTACTAAAATAACTTTTTTAATTTTTACCATTAGTTGATTCGTCTAACTAGCGTTATACTCTTGCGTTTGGATTTTTTGCGCCCCAGGTCGTTCAAGCTGCACACCGGGCCATGGATGATCTCAAGGTCTCGATTGCTAAATGTGCGTAGATAAGGACGGAACAAGTCCCACTCGTGTTTAAGGAAGATATTGATGGGGATACTGCGGTTGCTTTCCCACCACCAAGTGTTGGCCAACTCAATGAATATTCGTTTCAGGGCAGCATCTAGTATGTTGCCAAAGTCGTAAATGGTGGTGATAGCATCGTCGCGATTTTGAATGATACCGACATACTCCACGCCTGCGTATGAACACAGGGTGATAAAAGGGTACTTAGAAGTTAGAGTTTGGAATATGTTTTCACCCATCGCGGACTATTTATATGTTCTTTTTTTTGGTAAATATAGTCTATGTATTCAACGCCCGTATATTTATATCAGCAAATTCAGACAGTTTTATTGATTGATATCAGTGGGGCTTACTTTGACCGGAGATGGCAACCAGTGTATGCAAAGAACTTAAAACTCAACTTGGGCGTGGATAACGTGATCCTAATCCAATTTCAAAATCAAGATCAGAAACCCGTAAACATTTCTGGTTGCACGTTTACCTTCCGCATTATTAGTCAAAACGGTGAGGACTTGCTATACGCAACTGAATTAGTTGCCCTTAGTGCTGCACTGGGCCGAGCCAAGGTCACAGTTCCTGCAGCCGACACTGCCTATTTCCAGGCACAACCTGCAAGCTGGAGCTTGGAAATATCATCTGGTAACTTAGATCAAGCTGTGCTAGTTGATGCATATTCAAACGCCCGGGGAGACATTGATATTGTTAATTCTGTGTTTCCGACTTTTGTTGCCAGTCAAATCTTGACTATCCCTAGTCAAGCAGCTCAAAATAATGTATTCTATTCTAGTACTGTAACAACTGATGGATGGGCCATGACCACATTCCAAGTTGACACTGTTGGCCTAACAGGTAACTTGACAGTGCAAGGCAGCACTGGCGGAACTGCTAACACTGTGGAGTGGTATAATATTGCCTTTGAAGATCTTAAGGCCGGAAACATTGCTAACTCAGTTTCGTTTACCGACTCCACAGAGAGGTTAGGGTTTGATGTCGAAGGTTACCATCCTCAACTACGCCTGGCAGTACAAGTTCAATCAGGAGCACTACCAGTTATTGTCTACCGGTGACCGATTAGTGTGCTAATTACTTGATGAGTAAGATTAGGAAACTGGTTGTATTTGGGGATAGCTGGACCTTTGGTGATGAGTTAATGGCACCGGAGTTGGCGGATAGGGCAGATCGTTATACAGCAATGCCCGAGAATGATCAATATCGACTACAGCATTGTTGGGCTAGACATGTAGCTGATCACTTTGATTTGGAATTAGTCAACTTGGCTTTTAACGGCATGAGTTTGCAGAGCATGATTTGGACGGCGCTATGGTGGGTAAACAATCACGATGTGTCCGACAGCGTGGCAGTAGCTGCACATACGTTAGATCATAGAACCAGTTGGTATTTAGACAACATCCCTGATCGAACCCCTGAATGGAACATGCACATGCATTCGGCCTGGTCGAACCTAGCTGAACCATGGAGCTCTATTAAACAAAATCATTTTAAGAATAGCCAGGGGGATATGCTAGATCGATACCACCGACAGCAAGCAGTGTTATGTTTTGATAGCATTGCTGAGCGCTACCAAATCCCAGTAGTCCAATTTGATATACATCCAGATCAAACTCCGTACTATGGAAAACAACATGCTTATGTTGGCGAAGCTGCCTGGAATTGGATCGAAGATAATCGAGCAAAGGACAAACACCCTAACGAACAAGGGCATGTTTTGATTGCTAACAGGTTGATTTCTTGGATAGAATCTGTTAAACTTATGAAGTGATAGATCTACTTGCTTATTTGCCAGCACGACGAAAACAAACCTCTTCGGGTTGGCTGAGTTTCAACGCACCCTGTTGTGTACACAACGGGCAGTCGGCTGATCGCAGGCAGCGAGGTGGAATCAAGTCGACCCTGGATAGCTGGAGCTTTCATTGCTTCAATTGCCGATTTACTGCAAGCTGGCAACTGGGCCGTAATCTAAGCATCAAAGCCCGTAAGTTTTTGGGTTGGGTCGGAGTAGCAGAACATGATATTGAAATGCTCAATATCGAAAGCTTACGACATCGTAGCATACATGGGATCATTGAGGATCGCCAGCGAACAGCTGAATTATTGTTAGGTGTTGAGTTTAAAGAACGCGACCTGCCGCCGTCGGCGGAACTACTTGCACCCGAGCACGGTGAGTTTTGGCAGTATGCTCGCAAGAGATGCGTGCCCGAAGGCTTTCCACTAATGACACAGATACGCAATGATGGTGTCCATTGGACAAGGCCACATGTGATTGTACCATTTACATATGATAACAAGATTGTAGGTTATGCCTGTAGGTTCATAGACAACAAACAACCAAAGTTTATAAACGATACACAACCAGGGTATGTGTTTGGTACAGACTTGCAGCATGATGACTGGCAACATGTGCTGGTCATGGAAGGCGTATTTGATGCAATCTGTATCGGAGGTATTGCGGTATTGCACAACGATATTAACGATGCGCAGGCTAGACTGATACGAAATCTAGGGAAAGAAATCACAGTAGTTCCCGATCATGACATTGCAGGTATGGCCCTAGTTGACCGTGCAGTAGAACTAGGGTGGGCTGTGAGCATGCCCGATTGGCCAGCAGGAATCAAAGACGTCAACGATGCAGTGGTTGCATTTGGACGCTTGGCTACATTGCTAACTATAATGCAGGCCAGGGAAACTAGTCGAATCAAAATAGAACTAAGGAAGAAACAACTTGTTAAAAAGCTACAATAAACTTTGGGTATTTGGTGATAGTTATTCTACCCCAGGTGTAAGTGTAGAGCCACAAGATAGTTTTTGGGGGTTAACTGCACAGCATGCAGGAATTGGTACAATAAAAAATTGTTCTAGGCCGGTTAATAGTTTTGACAGCGTGTGTCATCTATTGATTAGTATGCAGGAACAGTTTGATTGGGCAAATGATCTGATACTAGTTGGAATCCCGCCATTGGAACGGATCACAATATTTGACAACCACAAGGACACTCCATATTATGGACATACTATTGACACTGACAGCTGGGCCGATAAGCAATTTAAAATTAATTATCATAATGGACTAATTGGATTACAAAATTATGGTACCGATAAGCAACTGATTATTCACAT